CTCAAATACTAATTGATTTGTTAATCTTTGATTTGGAAATAAAACTCTTGCATAAGCAGGTGCTATTGAATTTTCCAAAGCAGTAATTGTTGCAATATCTTTATCAAATATAAATTCTTTACCCATACCTTTTGGTAAGAAAGGCTCTACATCTATATTTAAATCTTTTAAAAAAGTTCCAATTTTATTCCCAGCTCTCCTTGCTGCACCAAGACCACCAGCTAAAGATGGATCATCTTCTATTTTTTGCATTACATCATCCATTTTTCCATAAATACTTTTTACTGTTTCTGTATCTTGTATAATTTCATCTCTTGACTTACTTCCTGCTATTTGATTTTGTGCTTGTAATGATTGTGCAAATGCGTCTGTTTTAATAGTTTGTCCTTTTATAAAATCATTAAATTCCTTAGTTCCTGGATTTAATCCTATTGCAATAGCATTTTTAACAGCAGTAGTTCTTTGACCTTGAGCATTTAATTTTGCTAACTCTTGTTTTGATATAAAGTCTAATGCCTTGTCTGGATTAATTTCAAATAAAGTTTTAAGAGTGCTACCTTCAGGTAAATCTTTTTTATATTTATCTATAAATTCTTTTGTTTTTCTTTGTCTATCAAGTTGTCCTAATACAGCAGATGTTTGAGCTGTTTGAGTTACAGCAGGAAGCAAAGCAGAAAATGGATCTTTACCCTGAATACCTTGACTAAATATTGAAGAACCTAATAAAACATTTTGAGGAATATTTGCTAATAATCCACCACCTTGATTCATTGGTGTATTTAATAAACCTTGTAATTGCTCATATCTTTTTCTTAAATTGTCTATCATTATATTAGTCCTAATCTTCTTAAATAATCTATATTATATGGGTTGGTTGTTAAATTACTAGCCATTAAACCGCTATAGGGATCAGCAGAGTAGCCAAATTGCTGATTTGTAGGTATCATGCCCAATATACTATTAACCTTACTTTTAGCATTATTATAGCTTATTTGCAAATCGGAACTTAATGGTGAACCTTGAGTCATAAGCATACTATCAAAATATTTATTTACCATAGAATCTTGAGGAGTTGTGTTTGATATTATATTGGGTAACTCAACTTGTGCCTGGTTATATAAATCATTAATTTCAGTTTCTGATAAATTTTGATTTACTGATCCATCACTATTAAATACTCTGCCTATCCAACCACCTTTATCTATAGGTTGTCCACTTCCCATGCCATCAGCAGTATAACCACCATAATTACCTGTGCCATAATCAGTTGTAGCATTTTCTTTTATAGTTCTACCAGCTGCAACTAAAAATCTTAATGTGGGTGATGCTTTTAAAAAAGGATCAGTAACTACAGCATCTTTCCAATGTTCGCCAAGAGTTAAATTTGTTGTTCCTTTATTGCCTTTATAAAAAGAATAATTTTTACCTTCTGTATTATTTAATCTATTCATTTCTGCTTGGTAAGTATCTTGTTCTTCTTTAGTCCAATCACTCCAATCAGATTTATCTAAACCAAGTTCTCTTAATTCTTGATTAGTTTTACCAATTGCTTTTTGTGTAGCTTTATAGTGGTCAGGATCTGGTGCTAAGTATTCATCTTCAGCATCTACTCCTCCTAAATCAATCCCAGCTTCATCATAAGTTGATACAGGTGTAGATGTTGTTGGTGGATTTAATATTGATGGAGGTGCAGATGGGGGTGAATAACTTTGACCACCTCCGCCTCCGCCTCCACCTCCGCCTCCGCCACCAGAAAATGCAGAACCTCCAGATGTAGTTGTTCCTGGAGAAGTACCTGGTTGACCTAATGGTGGATAAGCAAAAATACCAGATGGTGTAGGAGTTTTAACTCCACCAGCATCTACTAACATATCTCTTTCTTCTGGAGTTATATAGGCAAGTAAATGATTTTCAGGTGCTGCATCATTTAGTAATCCTGCGTATTTTTTAAGATTATTCATTAAGAATTAAATCCTTTTTTATAAAATTATAGAAATGATAACTAAAATATATAAAGCAATAATATGTTTAGTAGGTTTTGCTTTTACTTTAGTTTCAAGATCGTAATAAATTTTTCTTATTTTATCCATTATAATAGTCCTCCTAATAATCCTAAACCACCACCAAGTAATGCACCTGGTACACCTCCAAATTGTCCACCCACTAAAGCACCACCCATAGCAGTTGAAAATGGATTAGCTTGTACTTGTGATGATCCTATTGTTGTAGGTAGTCCAGTAGCAATTGGTGATACGAAACCTGCATATTGTTGTAATGCTTGTGCTGGAGCTAATTGAGCTTGTCTTTGAATGTTTTCTAATTGAGATCCTGTTTGAACTAAACTAGGTGCTTGAGATGCAATACCTAATTGTCTTCCTCTTTCAGTTTCATATTGTCTAAAAGCTAAAGGTAAAGCAGCTTGTGCTACTTGTGAAACTATTTGTTGTTGTGACATGGGAGAACCTGGTGTTCTTCCTGCTGCACTAAATTGTGATTGAACTCCTGTTGCAATATCACCTGCTGTTTTTTGCATAAGGGGTTGTAGAAAAGGATTTAAATATTGACCAGATAAAGTATCTGCTAACTGTTGTTGAGCAGCTGTGCCTAATGCTTCTTGTTGAGCAAGTCCTGTTAATGTTTGTTGAGTTGGTGCTACATATCCTGCTGCACCTACACCTTGATTATATAATTGACCAGACTCAGATAAAATCTGAGCTAATGCTGGTTCTGCTGGTGCATAAGGTGTTACTTGTGATGTTGTGCTTCCTCCTGAAGATCCTCCGCCAAAACTCATATTTTATTCTCCTGTTTTATTTTTTTTTCTAAGACTACATGGGTTCGTTTGTAATCAAATAAATTTAAAACTCTTTGCCAACCTGGTCTAGCAATAAGTTCCATCATATCGCAACCTTCTTCTTTAGCAAAATTTTCTACTTCACTAATTAAGTGTTGCCACTTATGTCTTTGTCTGCCAGTCATTATATAGATATGACAAACTTTACCAAATTTTCTTTTTATCAATTCAGTAACTACGACACCAAAATACTTTTGCTCAGTCTTTTTTTGTTCTTTATCCCATAGTACCCAAATTTGGAATTTTCCTTCTTTAGCAAGGTCAAAGACAAAATCTGAATCGGTAAGTTGACTTGAATATGCAAGAGCTGATTTAATATCCTTTTCAATCATACTCCAAACTTTATCAAGTTCTTGAATTGGTATTCGTACTAAGTTCATAAATACATTAAAAAATACTTAATAACAACTATATATTAAGCAGATTTTTCGTCAAATATTTCTAAATAACTAACTATTCCTTCAACAACATTAGCAGTAGCTGTTTGAATTTTTAAAGCATCACCTGATTCTAATATTATTGGAGCTAAAGCAGCATTGGTTGTACTATCTGCTGCCATGCTTTCATGGTATATTTCATAATCAGCACTAGCTGAACTATCAGTTACAAATACTTCTACTAAATTATTTGAGCTATGCTCATTAGAAATTTGTATATTTTTAACTATAGCTGTTCTATTAGCAGGTACTGTATAGATTGTAGTTAAACTTGTAGTAGTTAAATTAATACCTGCGTTTTTATATATGTTAGCCATTATATTTCTTTTGTTGAGTGTAACGAAACTAAAGCCATTAAGGTTTATCTGGATAATCTATATTATTAACTTGTTCTACAGTAGTTATACCATTTGTTATATTTCTTAATTCAGTTCTAAATTGCATCCAAGCATTTTTTTGTTCAGATGTTAATGTATTATCTGGTAATTGAGTCCAGTCTGAATCTTGTAAATCTTTATTTCTTTTGGCTCTTAAATCTTCCATAGCCATATCAAATTCTACTGCTGTAAATTGTGCTTCTATGTCAGCTTTAGAAATAGGTGTTGTTCCATTGTGCCAAGTTATTTGATTAATGTTATTATCTATAACAACAGCTTCTGCATTAGGATTTATTTTTAATATTGCTTTTAATACATTCATTATCCAGCTATCTCCATTAAAGTTAAAGTATGGTTATTAGAAGAAAAACCCATATTATGAAATAAATTTTGAGTTGCACCAAAACCTATTGTGTATTGTTGTGCAGATGTAGTCGAAGGAGAATCCAATTTACTTAAACCAAATGCGTATCCTTCATAATCATTATTACCATCAGCATTTGCAGTTTGTGCAATTTGAGTATCACTTATAGTTCCTCTATATAATCTAATAAGTAAAGTATTATTGTGTCCATTTGCATATCCTGTGCCTTGATAAATGCAAAAAACTTTATTTGAGGTTGATGATGGAGTTATTGATAAATTCATAAACGAAACTATAGAAGTTGTACTGCTACTAGCTGTGCTGGTAATACTTGAACTTTGAACTTGCAAAACCTTACCACCTACACCTGTAGGTAAGGAGGTTATATTTGAAATTGAGTTATTGTTTAATGTAATTATTGCCATGACACCTCCTTACAAACTTCTCTAACGATAGTTAGAGCAATAGGTAATGCTGTTACACTAGATAAAGAATTATTATTTAAAGTTATTATTGCCATTACATATTCTCTAATTGATTAGCTTTAAAAGTTGCATAAGCATCTTTAACATCTTGTGTCCAGACTGCGTTACATACTGCTTGAACCTCTGAGTGTTCATTCGTAATATCTGCGTCTGGATGTAAAACATGT